AATTTTGTTTTAGGTCGCACCAAGGCTGGTACATTGCGATTGATGGTGGATGAAAATGGATTGGCTTACGAAATAGATATGCCTGATACCCAATTAGGAAGAGATATGTACGAATCGATTAAAAGAGGCGATATATCTCAATCTTCGTTCGCGTTCACAATCGAAGACGATGAGTACCGAAAAGAAGGCGATACGGTTTTCAGAACAATTAAGAAAATTAAGAAACTATACGATGTTGCTCCGGTTACGTTTCCGGCTTACGAATCGACATCTGTACAAGCACGAAAAATAGACGAATTAAAAAATCAAGAATTAAAGGAAGAAAATTCCAACACGGATGCCATTCGGAACCGTGAATTATATTTACTAAAATTAAACAGAAATTAATTATGAAAAAATCTGATGAATTACGTCAGGCACGCGCTGAAGTGTTGGATCAAATGACCGCGCTTCACCGTTCTGCCGGTGGTAACGAGTTTACCGAGGAAATGAGTAAAAAGTGGGATGAATTGAGCAAGAGAGCTGAAGATTTAAACAAGTCAATCGACAGAGAATCTTTTATTGAGGCAGAAGAGTTAAGAAAAGCTAATGAAGAGGCGAAAAGAAAAGCGAATGAGGATGCCAGAAGAAACGTTAGCAAGAAGACCGAAGAAGAAAAGGTTGTTACTGAATTTAGATTGACAGGGCACGATGGAGCAATCACTCAATTAATTGAAAGAGGAAGATTAGAAGGATTAAATGCTGAAATGCACCAAGAAGGTGTTAGAGAAGCAAGAGCAGCCGGTTTAAACCCAAACGGTAACATTACCATTCCTAAAATGTTAATGAGAAGTCCGGGAGAAAAAAGGGATATGACTGCTGGTACAACTACTGCTGGTGGTTTCACTATTCAAACGGATATAGGAGCATTAATTCCATTCCTTGATCCAAGATTGGTAACTGAATCTTTGGGTGCTACTTATTTAACTGGATTAACAAGCAACATTGATTTCCCACGAAACAATGCCGCTGCTTCTGCTGCTTGGGAGGGAGAGAACGATATAAACGCAGAAACATCTCCAACCTTTGATAGAATCCAGATGAGCCCTAATAGATTGGGAGCGTTCACGGATATATCAAAGCAATTGATGGTTCAATCTTCCATTGATGTGGAGAATATGATTAGAACGAGATTATCTGTTGCGATTGCAAATGCAGTTGATACTGCCGCTATCAATGGTGCTGGTTCTGGTAATGTTCCTGAAGGTATCTTAAATGTAACTGGTATTGGAGATGTTGCTGGTGGAACTAACGGAGCAAACCCAACTTTTGCTAATATCGTTGAATTGGAAACTGATGTTGCTACTGCTAATGCTGACTTTGGAAGATTAGGTTATTTAACTACTCCGGGCGTTAAAGGTTATTTGAAAACAAAAGAAAAGGCTTCGAATACTGCTCAATTCGTATGGGAAGCTGGTAACGAGTTGAATGGTTACAATGCTTTAGTTTCTACTTTAGTACCATCTGATTTAACCAAAGGTACAGGAAGTAACCTTCACGCGATTATATTTGGTAATTGGGAAGAATTAATTATTGGACAATGGGCTGGAATCGATTTAGTAGTTGATCCATACTCTTCTGCTAAAAATGCTTTAGTAACTTTAGTAGTTAATTCTTGGTGGGATGTAGCCGTAAGACACGCTGCTTCATTCTCTGCAATGAAAGATGCTTCTATTGCATAAATAAACAAATGGTAGGCGGTTACATTAATCGCCTACCTAATTAAACCCACTACAATGGAAAGAGTAAGAGTTAAATTCATAAAATCGCCTACGGGCAAATACAAAATGGCTTATAACGCTGGTCACGTTGGATTAGCGCCAAAAGACATTGCAGCTGAATTGGTAAGGGAAGGTTATGCAGAATATGTAGATAACACAAAGGTCGAAACCAAAACTAACACGGAAGCGGAAACGGCAACGAACACGGCAAAAAAACGCACTACTCGAAAAAGTAAATAATGGGATATTTTAAGGTTACATCTGGTCCTTCTACTCCTATTCTGACAACATCAGAAGCTAAAAATTATTTAAAAATAGACACCTCTGCCGATGACACGCTTATTTCTGATATGGTTGCTGCAGCAACTGACTACTGTGAGAATTATCTCGGTCAAAAATTCATTACTCAAACTATACAGGAAGTTTTTGACAAAATTCCGAAGCCGAAAATAGGCGATTTGTTTCCGACCTTATTTTTAACCGTTCATCCAGTCCAATCGGTAACCAGTATAACCTACACGGACACGAACGAAACGGAACAGACTTGGAACGCATCCTTATATAAGGTGGATACCTACCGAAAGGCAGCGCGAATCACACCAGCCTATGGCGAAGTTTTTCCGGATATATTGGCAGAAATCAATTCGTTAACGGTAACTTATGTTGCCGGATACGGAGACGCATCTTCAGATGTTCCGGCTTCTATTCGACAGGCAGTAAGATTGGTTTTGTCTGATATGTACCATAACCGAAGCGACTTTGTAAAGGAGAAGTATTCGGCTTCGCAATCGCTTCTTGACAGATTGAATTATAACTTATTTATCGGCATCTAATGAAAGTTTGGAATAAAACGGAAATATTGGGAAGAATGAACGAGCGAATTGCGATTGAATCCGTTTCCGAAACCAGAAGCGCATCAGGAGCTGTATCTGAATCTTGGTCCACATTCGCAACCGTATGGGCTGCGATTTCGTATCAGAAATCAGGTACAGACGAAAAAGAAATGGTGGCGAAACAAACTACGGTTCGAAATGTAGAGTTTACGGTAAGGCACCGAACTGATGTAACCGAAAAGATGCGGATTAATTACGATTCGAGGTATTACGACATTGATCGGATAACTTATGAACCAGAGAAACAGTTTATGGTACTTGAGGCTAAAGCGTATAAATAATGATAGAATTGAGTCAAGCGGATTTAATACAGTTTAACAAGGATGTCGAACACCTTATTAAACGTATTTCTGATGCTGACAAAATTAAAAAAATACTATCTCCAGCAGCATTTGTAGTAAAGGAAAGAGCGCGACAATTAACACCAAAAGCGAACACAAGGAATAGGGATAATAGTATTGAAAGAAAGTTTCCACCCAAAAAATTAAGAAGTGATGTTCTATATACTTATAAGACTCCTAAAGTGGTGGGAAATAAAAAAGCTGGTAAAGGTTATGGACGAGTTAGCGGAAAGTACGGAATAGGAAACTTGAGATATAGTATTCAAGTAATATCAGAAGTAAAAAAGAAGTTTAAAGCACCGGTTGCTATTATCGGTAATATAATAAACAGGAAAACTAATATTGTAAATCCGAGCGAAACAAAAAACAATGGTTGGTATGCGCATATGATATATGGAAGCGCAAGAGCATTTGGAAGCAAAGTAACACAAGCTGCATTACGACAACAACAAGGAATGGTTTATGCCATTGTTAAAACCGGAGTTGACAAATATTTAGATTCGTTAAAAAAAGGAAAAATAAATTAAGTGGCAACATCTAATGAAATCGGAAAAGCAATCTACTCCATTCTATCGAATGATGCTACCGTGTCTGCTTCGGTTTCTACGCGCATTTTTCCTATTGTTGCTGCGCAAGATACGGCATTTCCTTTCGTGGTATATACAATCACGAATCAAGAGCCGTCTATGACCAAGGATGGAGTTAGTCCATTAGATACTATTTCGGTACAAATCGATTGCTATGCGCTTGAATACGATGCGAATGTGACTTTATCGAATGCGGTTAGGTCCGCGTTGGATTTTTATACAGGTACAGTACAATCACAAGCCATACAACGAATCCGTTTCCAAGGGCAGAACGATGGCCAATACGATGAAGATTTGGGCGTGTTTTGGCAAAGTTTAGATTTCGATATTAGATTAAAACGTGAACGATAATGGAAGTAAGATTTATAAAAGACTGGTTTAATCCTTCCACAAACAAATGGATTTCAGCCGGGCGTATGGTGCACATAATGAGAAAGAAGGCATTGGAGTTAATCGAAGATGGATATTGTGTAGAGATATTACCATTCGGATTTGTAGACGAAACGAAAGAGCCGGTTGAATTAAAGGAAGAAATTCCATTACCAAAAATTAAAAAACGTAAAAAATTATTTTAAAATTAAAATCATAGACAATGGCAGTAAATGACATAATTAATGGAACAGACCTCCGTATTTATAAAGACGGAACTACGGCAATTGGAGAAGCTACATCAGCGACTTTATCAGTTACAAGGGAAATGAGAAACATCTTGACAAAAGATTCTCCTTCAAGTGGTTGGGTATCTAACAAGCCGGGACAGAAATCAGCTACGTTAACAGTTGAAGCATTGTATTCTGAAACATCTGATAACGTGCAACCTGATGTATTATTTGATGCGTTAGACAACGGCACAGTTTTGGCTTTGACTTTGACTGAAAACACGGCTGGATACAATTTCTATTCTTTTAGTGCGTATTGCACATCTTGGGAAGTGAACACACCAGTAGAAGATAACACATCTGTATCCGCGACATTTACAATCTCTGGTGCGGTATATCGCGGAACTAACTAAATTAAATCACACCACAAAAACGGATAATAATGGTTAGATTCACAAAAATAAACAATACGGAAGTGCCTGTTTCCTTTGGCAATGCAACCTTAATAAGGTTTGAAGAGGAAACGGGCATTTCTATTTTAACATTAGGTCAAGAAACATTGAATTACAAAAATACCTTAAAGCTAATTTACGAGGCATTAAGGGATGGACATAGAAAAGAAGGTAAATCATTTGATTGGAGCTTTGAAGATATGTGCGATGAATTTGATGAGGATATGGCAGCAATCAATCGAGTAATGGAACTGTTCTCTAACTCGATGCCAGATGCCGAAAAAAA